GTTTCCAATTATTAATTTGCGAAGCACCTGCTCTTGTACTACTTGTATTGTTTATGTAAATCTGTTCAAAGATCGCTCGTTTCACGATTGCTGTTCTTTTCAGAAAGCGGATGCAAAGGTAAGAACTTTAAAGCATATCTTCCAAATATTTTCGGAAGTTTTTTTTATTTTTCTTTTTCCTGTATTTTCAAATCCTTTAAACAAGGATAAGAAAAGCAAAACAAGAAAAGTTCTTTTTCTTTGCGAGTCGGACTGCAAAGATAAGGAGAATTATTAATAAGTTCCAAATGTTTTTCGAAAAATATTTTTATCTCTTTTTATTTCTCTGTGTCACCTTCCACACTTCTGTTTCAGTATTTCAATCTTACCACTTTCCTTCTCTTGGAAAGCGGGTGCAAAGGTATAGGATTTAACAATACAAGCCAAACATATCTATCATTTTTTTTAATAAAAATGAAACTTTTTTGTAACTTACTGATTCATAAATGCATTTCGCATTAACAATTTTGAAGAAAGGAAAAAGAGAGAAAATAACTATACATTATATATATACGTGCGCGCGAAGAGCACGAAGAAAGAGAATAAAAACATTTTATAAGCATGCCGGATTGGGTGGTGGCGGTTCTGTCAGTATAGTCGCCGCATCTATAAACCGCAAAACGTTTCGTGATTCTTTTTCAAATCACTTTGTGAGTGTTTTGCACTTGTTAACACAAAACAAATTGTGATTTTTTATTTATTTTCCAATGCCATTTAAACGGTTCTCAAAAAGAGATTAAAAATACCTCAAACCATTCCAAATTTGTATCTTTGTATAGCTTGAGGATAGTGTGCACATAATAGAATTACGCGGCTATTTTATCAAGGAGTTTAATGATATTGGATTTTATTTTGTCTGTATTGCGGTGCCATTGGGTCGGTTCTTCACCTTTATCGTATGCCGGATAAGGTTGTGGCTCACGACAAAATCTAAACTTCTTACAAAGCGGATAAATGTATCTGTATGTCTTTACACGGAATATATCCAAATCACCTATTAATAATGCTATATTGGTACGTAGATAGCCGGTTGGGGATGTTGTATTCGTCAATATCTGTTCGTGTATAATTTCTCCTGACCTCTTGTTGCGGCAAAATACCGTATAATGGAATCCGTAATAAGTAAAATTGGCAGCTTTATAAATTGTGCCACATCCTAATCGCCCGTCAGCAAAGCTCTGTACCGCTACACATGTAGGATCTGCTTTCCTTAATAATTTAATAGATGCAGCAATTAATATACTCTCTGCATTATGACCTAAACAATCATCTATCCACATACGATTCAACTCACACATCCACGCACCGGGATTAGGGTGAGTAAAAATCTTAGCAGAAGGATTTTTCATAAAGCCGTACACTGCAACACCTAAACATCGTTCAGGTTCTTCCGCTCTGAATATTCCATAATTAAACTTGCCGAAACCACCATCATTCCACTTATGTGAATAATGGTGTTCGATTATTAATTCTTTGGCTAAAATCTTTGGAACTTCTTTTATTATCAAGTTACCTAAAGTTGTTTTTTTGTGAACCTCCATACTTTATTTTCTGTTTTATGCCACAAAGTTGAATAGAAGAAAGTACAAGGCATAATTTTTACTGGAAGTTACACTGTATTATTTTTGCAGCTGTTTCCCTGTTAATTGATATAAGCGGGCTGTTTCATCTCACACTACCCTCCTGTATAAGGCAGCCCATTCATACTGCAAATATCTTACAGTCACTCTGGAATCTCTTTACCAGGGCATAAACCTTGCGCTCGCTCACCGAATACTTTTCAGATAGTACGGCTACAACATACGAGACTTTCTCACCCTGATCCAGAAGGCGAGTATAGTCAGTGTATAGGTCTATATAGCTGGCATCCTCCAAACGGATACCCGCTGCTTGGAGCCTTTTCAATAGTTCTCGATTAAAGTTTAATATTTCAATCACTTTCATACAATAAAAAATTATATCTTTGCAATGCCAATCATTTCAACAATAAAAATCGCCTATAGTGCGGCAGAGGGTATTTGCCCCCGGTCGCGCGCTATAGGCGTATTGTTTTTTTTGAAGTGATTGGCGTTACTTTTGAAAACAGGCCGGGGGCTTTTTTCACTTCCCAAATCCCCAAAGCCTATTTAGAATTCTATGACTACTACAAATATAGAGGAAAATATGAGATTTTATTTCATTCTTACAAGATGATCGTTCAATGTTTTCGGATTACATTTCAACTTTCGACAAATAGCTGCCTTGGAATAACCATATTCGAGCATGGTTCGAATAAGATTTTCTTTACCTGTCAATTTGTACTTTGAATTATGACCGCCAACGTGCCTTCCAAGTTTCTGTCCGGCAGCCTTCCTTCGTGCAAGTCCTTCCTTGGTTCTCTGACTTATCAAGTCACGTTCTATTTGAGCAGACAGACCAAAAGCAAAGGCAAGTATCTGAGATTGGATATTATTGCCCAGCTCATACTTTTCTTTAACCGTTAGAACTGTGATTTTCTTTTGCATAAGTGTATTGAGGATTGACATAACTTCCATCAAACGGCGACCAAGCCTACTTATTTCAGAAGCTATAAGCGTATCACCTTTTTTCAGTTTCTTAATAAGTGGACCCAATTTTCGTTTTTGGACGGACTTGGTTCCGGATACCGTTTCCGATATCCACTTATCAATACTTAATTCTCTGATACGAGCAAACTTCTCGATTTCGAAGCGTTGGTTCTCAACAGTTTGTTTGTCTGTTGATACTCTAATGTATGCGTAAATCATTTTTTACGCAAAGATATGCAACTCAACGGCATGGCAGAAAATAACACATTCTGATAAGGTGCCTATCCAAAGTAACCGGATTGCATTGTAGCCTTCTGCAGATGGCAGCCTTTGAATAGCCGTATTCAAACATCTTTTTTATTAACCGCTCCTTTCCAGTCAATTTATAATGGGAATTCTGAACACCAGGTTTTCGTCCAAGCTTCATCCCCATGGCTACCCGCCTGGCAAGTCCGGCTTTGGTTCTCCTTGATATATCTTCTCGCTCCCTTTGAGCAAATAAGACCTTTAAAAACGTATCTTGCACAGAATCTGAATCATCTTTAATAAGCTTGTCATCACGGATTTCCACAATATTGGCTTTGGCAATCAGACAATGAGATATGATAGCTATAACCATATACGCACAGCGTCCAAGCCTTGAAAGTTCCGTAACATATATGGTATCGCCTTTGTCTATCGTATTCAGTATCTTGCCTAATTTCCGTACATTGGGATGCCTGGCACCAGACACACTCTCTTCAATCCACTTATCTATAATGAGCCCCTTGCGCTTGCAGTATTCAGTTATCTCGTACCGTTGGTTTTCAACGGTCTGTTTCTCACTGCTCACTCTGATGTAACCGTAATTCATAGGATTCTGTTTTTCTCCTTTAAAAGTAAGAATTTATATGCAATTAATAAAGCATCGAACATAAAGTTTTCATAATCCGGAGGATTCGCCCCTTAAATGTAAGAATATGGCAGAGAAGCAGGATATAGCAATGAATGCGTTCACTTCAGCTACGGATGCGGAGTACATATATGCAGAAGCTACGAACGGTAGCCAAGTGAAGATTAAGAAGAGTGATTTGCTTAATGCAATGTTTCAAAAAGGAAGTTTAGCTCAAAATGCAAATGATTTGGTTCAGACGGGAATATACCGAGGTGGAAATATAGAAAATACACCATCAAACGATGTTTCTGCCATAATTGTTTTTAATGTATCGCCTTACATTATTCATTTTTGTTTAGCTATGACAACGGGGAGAATATATTATCGAAGGTCTGTAAATAATGGTGAATCATGGTATAGCTGGTTATCAATAAATACTACCGCTGTTTAAGTTGTATTCTACTATCTTATTTCTCTGCCTTATCTTCTGCCCCTTAAACGTACAAGGTATGGCAGATAAGCAAGATATTAAGGAAAACGAGATGAGTGGTGGAACACCTACAAGATTACGTGGACTGGCGGCAAACGGCGACAGTATATCACCAACATTGACAGAAGTAATAAGTGCAATGGGAATACACACCCATAGCTTTACATTAGCAGCAGGTGAGGAAAAAGACCTTGGCAACCTTGGATATGGATTATACTTAGTTACATCACCCAATATTGCAATATCTGCTATATTTATCTGTGGTGCCCTTTCGAGTAGCTTTGTATCAGATGGAGGTTATAATGTTTACTGTGATTATACAGATGGGGCTAAGAGTGTTGTTTTTGGACGAAAGGAATCAAATGGGAACTTCTTCATCAAAAATAATAGAAAAGACGCAATAGCCCTAAGAATAAAAGGAATTAGTGTATAAAGAGTAAACATTATTGATAGGTTCTTGCATAAACTTTATTTTATTTTTTCCTATTCGTATCTTCTGCCCCTTAAATGTATTAAGTATGGCAGAAGATATTAAGGAAAATGCGATGAGTGGTGGAACTCCGGCACGGCTGCGTGGACTGGCGGCAAACGGCAACAGT